GATCCCCAGCACCTCGTCCAGGTTTCTGCCGGTCTGAACAATGATGGAAAACGTCTCACCGATGAACCGCAGACCGGTGCCGATGGCATTCAGGTACTCGGGCACTTTTTGCTTGATGAGCTCTTCATTGTTGGCAATCCATGTTTTCAACCCGGCATTCACCGTATCCAGCTGGTCTTTAAGGGCATCAAACACACCGGCATCCATGATCTGTTTTAGGATCTCATCCATGTAGGATTTGAAGGTGGCCACCATGCCCTGCCAGGAGTCCTGGGCCTTTTTGGCCGCGCCGCCGAAATCTGCGTCCAGGCCTTGCCAGATGGCGTCGATGATCTCCTCGATGGATACCTGGGATTTTTTCAGCTCTTCCACCGTCATGCCGAATGCTTCGGTGAGGTACTTTCTGGCATTGATGCCGGCCTCGGACATCTGATTGAGCTCCTCGGCGGACAGTTTTCCCAAAGTGGCCATCTGTCCCAGAGCACGGGCCACACGCGGCATGGTGTCCTCGCCGAATATGCTGGACACGTCCACCAGGGTCTGCATCTTGTCGATGGTGGGATCCAGCCCCATGGCCTGCATCATGGCAAACGTGTCCACCGCCTTTCGGGTGTTTACCGGCATTTCCAGCGCCCAGGCGTTAAGCCTGTCCAAAGTCTCCTGGCCTTTGCCTTTGGTCAGGGCATCCAGCTTGACTTCCATCTGCTCGAACGAGGCCGCCACGTCCAGAGCGGCGGTGGCCGCCATTTTCATCCCGGCCGCGCCGGCCAGGACCACCAGTCCGCCCTTGAGCGAAAACACCGACTTGGTCAGCGCGGTCATGCGCCCCTGCAGCTTGGTAAACGCCTGCCCGGTGATATCTCTGGCAGCCAGAACGATTTCCAGTTTGTGATCCATTAAAATAAAACACTCCGTGTTTTTTTAAGGGTTCAAGGATTCCAGGGTTCGAGGGATCGAGGGAAGGAATTCTGCCTATTTTAAAAAAGATGGAGCAAAGCGACACCACCACTCGAATCCTTGAATCCTTGAACCCTTGAACCCTTTTTTCATATTCTCTTTCCCTGCATCTTCAGCCTGAAGTTGCGCCGAACATTCGGCCACACCTCTTTTTCGTGCATATCCCAGAACGGCTCCATGATGGGCCGGGCCGGGGTGCGAAAACTCTGTGTTGTTTTTCTTAAAAACAGATACTTGCGGCCTTTTGACCGCCCGGTCATTTTGGCGGCCCTGGACGCAAAAAATTCACGTTTAAAACTGCCGGAGTACTTTCCCGATCCCAGCGGACCGGTGAACCCTTCCTGGTGCTGTTTGGCCAGGCGTTTCATGGTGACTGACGATCTGGGACCCACCCAGCCGACCTCCACCGCCATGGAAGCCCGGTCAAAATGAACAAAAATGCCTTTAGTCAGTCCGGCCAGCGGCTTGTTGGCCCGCCAGTTGGCTTTGCCCTGGTGCCAGGCCCGGGCCAGCCAGGTCAGTCCGGCAAACCTCTTTCCGCCGGGAGCGCCCTTTTTGATCTCCCTGACCAGCGCCTTTCTAAGCCGAAAACCCTCAACCTTGATCGCGGTGGTGAGGGCTCTTTGTTGCCGTCCGGTCTCGGCCTTCAGGTCTTTTTGCAGGTTTTTCAGCCCGCGAACGGTGACTTTCAGCATGTTGTTTCCCGAGTATATGTGCCTCCAGGCATTTAATTTTTTTCATGGTGCAGGGCGTCAGCTCGATTTCCAGTCGCTCCGCCTCGCGGTACACCATGTGGTAATCCAGCCCCGTGCCGGATCCCCGCCACTGGGTTTGCACCTCGACCCACAGATCCCAGGCGTCTTCGTTTTCATCCATCAGGGGCGGCGGAATGCCATATTCACAGATCCGGCAAACCTCTTGCGGTTTGGCGCAGACCTTGCAGTACTCTATTCTTTCTCTGTCTGAGAACCAGCCCCAGACGCTGACGAGTTTTTTTCCTCTCCCGCCGATCCGTAGGTTTCTTTTAAAATCGCCGTCCAGATCTGAACGCTAACCTTGTAGGGAGAGTCTTCGATGAGCTCAACGTCCTTTTTGTTGAAAATCATAGGTAAAATCTCATCGATCAAATCATCGACCTGCTCAATTTTTAGCTTGCCGATTTCATATCCTTTTTTCTTTAAGGCTTTAATCTCTTTGCGCTTGAGTCCCCGGACGGATAATTCGTTATCACCGACCTTCACTTTTCTGCTCATGTTTCATCCTTTCCCTTGACCCCTTGAACCTCCGAATCCTTAAACCCTTTTTTTAATAACTTTCCACCCCGTTGGTCACCCTGGCCACAATGGCGCTGGCTTCCGACCCGTCGGTGTAATATCCCTGAAAGTTCAGGTCTACCAGCAGACCCTGGGGACCGGGCACATCCGGAGAATTTCGCTCGTAGCGCAGCTCCTGGAACTCCACCTCCAGAATGGAGCTGGCACTGCCGGTGACGGTGATCTTCAGGCTCGACTCGGTGCCGGCAATGGCCTTGTCCAGCAGGGTCGAATCCTCGAACAGGGTTTTCAGGTTGCCGGTCACGCCCACGATCCCCACCGGTATGCTGCCGCGCACGCCGGATCCGCCGATGACAAACTGGTCGGTATCCAGTCCGAAATTTACGGAAAACGACACTTCGCGGGCGTTGGACAGGGCGCCGCCGCCTTCGGTAAGGCCCGCCTGGAAGTTTTCCACCCGGGCCAGCGATATGGTGTCCGGGTCGGCGTCAAACGAGCTGTTTTCCAGCGTTTCAGATGCGCCCACCACATCGATATTGCTCACCAGCTCACCGTCCCCACCCACGGCCATGGACCAGCCGGACACCACACAGCCGAGAAACCGGGCATACTTGTCGGTGGCCAGGTCGAGAAATTGTTCTTCCAGAGTAAAAGACGGCATGGTGGAGCCGATCTTGTACTCGTGGGTGTAGGGGTCCGATCCGGTGGTGGCCGGGTCGCCGAACATCTTTTGCAGCCAGTACGGCATGGCCAGCGAGTCCGCCGGCACCACGATGGGTCCGGACACATCCCGATTGCCGGCAAAGGGCGCCACCGGGTTGCGGGTGCCGGTCAGCGTCTGGGCGGTGGAAAGCGCCTGCAGACCCTTCACACCGCAACTGTTCACCGGCAGTATAAAACCGGCTGTTGCCACGGTCTTGTACGAGCTCTCCTCGCCGATCATTACTTTTACATTTGCTCCTGTTTGTTGTGCCATGATAAAATTACTCCGTAATTTGGGTTTACAGTTGACGGTTTTCAGTTTCCGGTTAAAAAAAACCGTTAACCGTGAACCGTAAACCGCTTTTATTCCATTGGATCCTCGCCGATGGTCAGATCCTGGGTGAAATTGATATCCAGGTACCCGCACATTTCCGGCAACCGGGTCACCGTGTCCGTTTCAACGGTGAATCCGCAGGTAAAATTCGCCGGCAAAGCCGCCACCATGGCGTTTTTGATGTGCTCGACAAACTCCGATACCAGCTTGACGCCCAGGGCCTCGGTAACGTTGTCTTCGGTGCGCAGCTTGTATCCGTCCTTGTTGATAGACAGGAAGCCTTCAAAGAAGTATTCCACCTGACTTTTTCTCTGGTGAAACGATTTGCCCGGCGACCCGAAAATCACATACGGCGTATCGTCATCCTCATCCGGATCCGCGGCCGCATCCACCTCGGCAAACACTGTGACGCTGCGCTCAAAGTTGATATGGGCCCAGGCGTCCAGCTCGCTGTCGTTGGCCACCGCTTCCACAAAGGTATTGAAAAAGGTGTATAGATCCATAAAAAATGCTTTGCATTTAAGGGTTCGAGGGGCCAAGGGGTCGAGGGTTCAAGCGGTGGAGTCGCTTTGCTCCTTCTTTCACTTGAATCCTCGAATCCCTGAATCCTTGGACCCTTTTATTTTACGTTACAATGGTATCGGTGAACAGGCAGCCTGCGTCTGCGCAAACCACTTTGGGATCAAAGTTCTCCGATGCTTCCACCAGATAGGACTTGATATCAGAATCCCACCAGTATCTAACGGACCGATAAATATCGGACGCGATCTCCGCGTCCTCCGGTGATTCCGAACCCTTCCAGTTGAACACGTATCCGGCGCTGGGAACATCAAGCGCAGGCTCGTTCTCACAGTAATACAGCAAGGCCGCGCCTTTGGTGGCATTGGTCTCCCAGATATCCACCGCGTTAAAATCGGTGCCGGCCACCACTTCTTCGGCATCCGACTTGATGGCTCCGCCGATACCGACCCACTCCAGCTCAAAAAGCTGCGCCAGGGTCTGGGTGGTGACATCCGCCGGCTTGCCGGCCGTGCCGGTGTACTTGATCCGCTCCAGCACGGTGTACTCGGTTTTCACGTTCTTGAAGGTTTTGGCATCCATGATCAACCGGTTGGGGTACCGGCCGATGAGCTGCCGGATCACCTCTTTCTGCGCCAGGATATCGGCGATAAAGGTGTTCCCGGACCCGTCCGCGGTGCCGACCCAGCCGGCCGCCACGTCGTCAGTGGTGGTCCAGTTGGCTGCAGTCATACACAAAGCGGCCACTTCAATCTCTTTTGCCAGCATCACCTTCTGGGTGGCAAACCTGGCACCTGTCTCAAAGGGCTTGATCGGTATATCCGCATTGTTGATCAACTCGATGGGCACCTTATGAGCAAGAGCTGTTTCCTGGCAGGAATAAGTATCGCTTGTAACCGGATAACCGCCCCGGGCCGCTTTCGTTCCCGGTCCTCTTTTTTTTGCTTCGTTCCTGAACCAGGCGCCTTTTAAAAATTTATAATAGTAATCGCTCTGTTTGATTACCGGAACATTGGGAAAAACCATATCCGCGATAAACATCGGATTGCTGTACCCGACCGATATTCCGGTCAGGTATGAATCTTTGTGAACATCTTTGGGTTTAGGTTGCATTTTTTTTATCTCCCAGGCTTCGCCTCCGGCTTCGCCGCGGCATGCCTTTTTTTTAGTATTTTAGTTTATTTTCAATAGCCTATAATGAATTTTAAGCCGGTATGGAAAGCGTATCGCTACAGAGCAGGATCGCTCCCACGTCGTCTTCCGCTCCGGATGCTCCGATGCACACCCCGCGGGCCAGATCGCCGTCCGTATCCGCAGCGTCGCCCTTGCCGTTGTCGGTGGCTCCGACGTACTCAGCCTTGACCTTGACTCCCACGGCAACTGCCGCGTTCATCACCAGTTTGGAGGTGCCGTCCACGCGCACCACGGCCACTTCGCCGTCTTCCGGTGCGTTCTGCAGCACACCCACCGGATATTCGGTACCGCTGTCTAACAAGTCCACGGTGTTATCATCTGCCTGATGCACAAACATGAACTGATGGCTGCTTAAATCTTCAGCAGCTGTAAAAGTGATATCTCTTCCGCCATATTCTATAGCCATGATATTTCTCCTCTAATCGTTTTTTTAGTTGTTGTTTTGAGACCTCTCTATTTCCCGGCCTCATGGCTTCCCCGTTTTTATGCCGTTCCGGCCGGTCGCCACTTGCTTCTCAACTGGTTTTCCGTCGCGGCGATCTGCTTGGAGGCCTCTCCGAAACTGATGCCTTTTTCCTCGGCCAGTTTATTAGCTTTGGCGACCAGCTGCTGATCGATGGGCGCTTCTTTTTCCCCGCCCTGTTTGGTCAGCTCTTTGTCGTCCAGCTCCTCCTGGCCCATGGCTGTGGTGGACTCTTTTTCCATAGCTTTCAGCCCCAGGGCTCTTTTTTCTCTTTCCGCGGTATAAAATTGCTTGTAAGCCGCTTCCGCTTCGGTGCCGTCCTCGATGGCCTTTTTGGTTTCAACGGGATCCGCATCGGCGCCAAGGATCTCGGTCACACGCTTGCGCTCGGTGGCGATACCTTCTTTGACGCCGCTTTCATGTCCTTTGTGCTCCGCTTCGGTTTTGAACTTGTCCAGCAGATCCGGGGCTTCCGCCACGATTTGTTTAAAATTGGTTTTCAACTCTTCTCTTGTTGCCATAATGTTGCTCCTTTGGTTGAATTTTTGATTGGCTTGTAAAATTAAAGTTTCCAAATTTCCCAGGCCGTCGGCCATTCCGGCACGGACCGCCGTATCTCCCACCAGGACACCGCCGTGACCGAAATCGTTGATCACCGTGTCTGTTTCGGTGCCTCTGTTTCGCGCCACGCTCTTAATAAACTGATCCGCAATGGCATCCGCGGTTTTAAGGATTTCTTTTCGACCTTCTGCCGAATCCGGGTCCGGTCGTTTATTAGGGCTCTGGGTGGATACAATCTCTATTCTATCGCCGGACTGTTTCCACATAGCCACCACACAGCCGATGGACCCCAGGCTGGCGGTGGCATCAATAATTATTTTATCCGCAGCAGACGCGATCCAGTATGCCGCACTGGACCCGGTTCCGCCTACATATGCGGTGATCGGTTTGGTTCCCCTGGCCTCATATACCATCTCGGCAAACTCGTTCACTCCGGACACTTGCCCGCCGGGCGAGTCGATATCCAGAATGACGGATTTCACCTTGTCGCTGTCCAGCACGGTCTTGAAATCCTTGGCCAGTACGGAAAGAGAGGTCATTTGAAAAAACATGGACAAAAAACTGCCGTGCCTGATAATGGGACCGGTAATCGGCAGGATGGCCACCGAGTCTCGCATGATGATGTTCGCACCTTCGGATGACCATTCGCCCGGCTTGGCCATCAACGCGCTGTAATCAATCTCGTTTTGCGCTGTAATGATGGACTCCAGTCCGTCCGCTGATATCGCCCAGGGCCGGGCAAATATATCAATCGCCTTGATCGTCTTTACTTCCATTTTCATCGCCTTTCGTCGTTTTGGTCTGGTCCGCCCGGCCCAGCTCCAGTTTCAGATCTTTTACTTTGTCCTCTTCCCGGGCCTTTTGTTCCAGCACCTCTTCCCAGTCTCTGCCCTGGGCCGCGGCTTCTTCCGCCAGGGTGGACAGGCCGTAATCCACCGCCTTTTTGGAGGCATCGACCTCTTTGACCGGATCCACCCAGCCCCAGCCGCCGCCGATCCATTGCACACGGCTGTACTCGTGCTTGAATTTGTAAAAATCGGGCGCATCGAACCGGCCGCGCAGATAGGCCTCTTCCAGGATCATGTCCCACACCGGCCGGCAGAACTTGCGGGAAAACCAGTTGCGCCAGTTGGTAAACATTCGGCGGCCTTCCAGCAGGGACGCCCGGGCGCTGGAGTAGTTGGTTTTGGAAAAATCCTTGGCGATTAGTTCGTAAGGCAGGCCCAGGGATATGCCGATAATCCGCAGAATGCTTTCGATGAACGGCCCGAATGCATCGCCGGGGCGCTTGGGATCTACCGTATTGATGGATTCATTAAAATTCAGATAGCTGACCATGCCCGGCTCAATGCTCTGCACCCGCTCGTTGGTGTCTGTTTCCGTGCCGGTGCCGGTGGCCATGGCCGCCGCCATGGGGTCTCCCTTGGTGATGAACACCGCCAGGCAGGCCGCCACGCGGGCCGCCACCACCTCGGCTTCCATGTAGTCCGCCAAATCCTTGAAATAGGACAGCACCGGGGCGAAAAAGGGCACGCCGCGAGTCTGGCCGGGACGCTTCACCGGGAAAATATGCAGTATTTTAGGACGGCCTTCGGAATCTCTGGCTTTAATGGATAGATAGTCGTCTTTGTCCTGGACTTTTTGCTTGGTTTTTTTAATCCAGTAGGATTCAGGCTGGCCCCGTTTGCCGGTAACGATCCCATGAGGCGCTTCGGTCCTTTCTTTTGATGGGGAAGCCAAGCGCTCGGACTCGATGATCTCCAGGCAACGCCCGAACGGCCGCCAGGACTCGTTGGCCCAGGTGGGGATGACGATGGTTTCGCCGTCTTCGATGATCTTAGCCAGAGCGAGAAACTGCATTTCGTCGATATCCATCCGGTTGGACGCATCCGCCATGGGCGCAAAGATATCCCAGGCCGTCTCCGCCTGACGCCTCAGGCTTTTGGCCCGGTCCTCGGATATTCCCAGCAGCTTTGCCCGGATCTTGGACTGCGGTTTCAACCCGTTGCCGATGATATTGGTCTTCATGGTGTCGGTGGCGCCGGAGGCCACCGGATCGTTGCGATTGGCATCGCGGGATCTGGCCCGCATCACCGACAGATCGTACTGGGTGGCCGTGGCCTTGTCCCCGCCCATACCCGGCAAAATCCAGTTGTCCCGAATCCGGGTAATATCGGCCGCCTTGTATCCGGACAGCATGGACAGCGCGTACCTGGACCGCAGCCTGCGGACGCCCCACTGAGGAGCAATCTTTTCAATGGCCCGGTCAATGATGTTTTTCTGTATATCAACCTGTCTCATGTCGGACTCACAAATTTGACTTTATTGATAAATCCGCCCGGCTGCAGCTCGGCCTGGATCAAGGATCTCAACTTAATCAGCTTGTCCATATCGGTCGCTTGGTAGGACGTGGTCTTACCGGCTCGATCGATCTGGACCGAGCGTTTACCCTGTGCCAAATCCATGATGGCGGTTTCAACCGCCGCCAAGTCGGTGGATGTAAAAGCCATGGAAAAAACCTTTCAGGATTGATTGTTAAACAGTAAAAAAACCGCCGCCTGTTTACAGGCCCAGCGGCTTTCGCCAGTAATCGCAGTCTTTTTCCGGCTTTTTCAAATCAATGGGGATTTTCCGCTTGGGACAGGTCCCGTTCTTTTTGTCCATCCGCTCCAGTATTCGACAGTTTAAACAGGTTTTTTTGATTTTCGGCTTTTGAGGTTCTTCGGGAGGTGTTTCCGGGATCAGTTGTTTGAGTTTTTCCAGTTCGACCCGCAGCTCGTCATTTTCCTTGCTGCCGGCCTCGATAAGCGTTGCCTGTTTTTCCAGTTCTTCCGCCTGCTGCTGATTGATGACGACCTGATCTTCCAGCTGCTTCTGTAAATCTTTTAAATCCGACATTTTCCGACTCCTTTTTTATGGATTAAAAAACAAAAAACCCCAAAATATGGTGAAATTTAAAATTTCACCCACCATATCATGGGGGTTTTGGGTAAAATCGGGAAATGTGCTAAAGACTTACATAAAATATACCCAAAATGTATAGTTAAATATCAAAAGAATTCTATTGACAGTAAAAAAAGCGCCTCTTTTTAGAGCGCTTTTTTTGAATTGAGAATTGAAAATTAAAAGTTGTGAATTAGAAAGGAATTATTTGTTACATTTCACTTTCAAAATATAAGTAATCGTCGGATCTCCGGACAAAAAATATTTACCGGTTTGTATCGAATCCTCACCGATCACCTCGATACTTTTGCACTTATCTTTGAATATCACATCGACGGCTTTCAACCGGTCTTCTTTTTTGTTTCCATCCCAGCCAATTTCGACATAATTTAAAATCGATACTTTGTAATCGTAAGAATTGTCATCAGCCGTATCGACCTTGATCTTGCCCTGCGCCGTCATCGTCCCGATGTGTGTCGGAGTTCCCGCGCACGAAACCAGGACAAACCCGCAGCAAATCATCAAAAAAAGTATTTTCTTCATTGTAGCCCCCCTTTGGTTTTTTAACCAACCTTCTGAGGGCTCATATATAGCACGATCTTTTTTATTTTACAACTTTATCCGTGACCTCCGCTCACCTTTCTGCATTTTTTACACACAGCAACTGCCTGACCACCCCTATCTTCAGATATCCACTCGTGATCACAATCCAAATTAAGCGCCTCGATAATTTCGTTTATTTTTTCAGATAGCATTTCTACTATTTTTTTGAGAACCAAAATATTTTTACCATGGCTATCCAAGTATGCAATTGACCCAAACGATAATTCTTCTCTCACAGATTTTATACAGGCTTCCATATCTTCCGGTATTTTTATTTTTTCAATCATCTTAATTCACTTTTCACATTTCAAAACTCAAAATTAATTATTCCGCATCTTCCGGCGGGTTTTTCTCTCTGTACCGCGTCAGCACCCTAAAATATTCATCCAGGTTGTCGGCATAAGCATACCACCGGTTGTTGATCAATTTTGCCGGCATGCCTAAGGCTATAAACTCTTTAAACAACACCCGGCTGGAAATGCCGAT